CTTCTGCAAATCCTGCTCTACCACCCATATTATAACCTAATGATGTTTGCAGTGCTTCTTCAAATGTGTTTTTTTGATTCATAATATTTTGTTTAGCTTTCTCTGCTAACCCTGTACCTAAACTAACATTTTCAGGTGATCCTGTATCAAAAACTGCACCAATAGCATTTGTATCTTCATCATCATCTGTTGTTATTTTGTCTAAATTTCGTTTAGCTATCATTCTATCTAAATTTATTTTATCAATAGCTCTTATTCCACTAGGAAACTTGTCAATAAGATTTGGATTTGTAATTTCATTTAAATTTTTATTTTGCATTCTAGCCATCATGATAGCTGCATCATTAATTGCAGTTTGACCTGCATTGCTTCTATCATCAACACCACTAGTATCACCATAACCTCTATCTGCTCTTTCTTGTGCTCTTTCTGGAGCACCCATATCAGCTCCTCCACCTTTAAACGCTGCTCTACCACCATCGGCCATTAATCTGTAATTAATAATTTCATCATCTTCTTCTACTTCTGGTGTTGCAGCAGCTTGACCTTGTTCAAGTGCAAGTAATCTTCTTTCATAATCAGACATACCACGATCGCCACCACCTGTTTCTTCTCTATAATCAAACTTTAAAGGTTTACCTTTAGTTCCATCAGGATTAATTTCATATTCACTTACAAACTTTTCTAAACCCCCTACATTACCAGAATACTTTAATCCTGGTGCTCCTTTATCATACGCTAAAAAATCTTCATATGTTGTGCCATCTAAATTTGTTATACCTTTTAAAGCATTCATTGCTTTTTGACTTTTTTGCTCTTCTTCAGTTAAACTGTTAAAATAATCTAAAAGCTGTGGATTGTTTTCTAAAAATTCTCGTCTGTATTTTAAATTACCTCCAATAAATTTACTTAAAAATTTACCCGTACTAGGAATTTTATCAAAAAGTGATTTATTATTAAAGTTAGATTTAAATTTTTGTACTGCTCTAAAATCTTTTGCATTATTTATTTGATCTTTTGTAAGAGTTGATGCTTTATTATCACCAAACGTAGGTCCACCACCTCCAGTTCCAGGGTTAAAATCTTTATCTGGTCTACCTGTTGATCCATCGGGTCCACTATATCCTACACTTTTACCAAAAGAAGCAGTAGCCGCATCAGCTCCGCCTTTAAGTCCTATACGTCCTCCGTTTTGCATTAATTGCTTGTATTGTTGTGCGTTTGTAATGGCCATTTATCTATTCTATTTTGTTTTTCCAAATAAATCAAGGCTAGGCATAATAACATTTACGTCTTGAGCCATGTCCTCGTTTTTATAACCTTTAGCTTCCCAGTCTTTTTTTTCTTTAAAAAGCTCTCCAGTTTCTTTGTGTCTGTACGTTGTTTCTACTTTTGTTGGTTTTATCTCTATCATATTAAGTCCTGTCAAATTCTAGTATTGATATTGTTCCTTCAAATATGTCAGCTGTAGCTGCCTGTAATTGTAACTTGTCACTCTCTTCTAATATAACTGTACCATTGTTTAATGATCTAGAAGTCCCTGTATTTATAGTTTGTTCTGCAAACTGAAAAGTTCTCGATGCTGAAGTATCAAAAATAAAACCTTTTAGTTCTACGTTAGATCCGCCTACATTTGCAACTTGTATGTTTTGTATAATAGCTCTAGACTCCAAAGGTACAGTGTAAACATCTGTAGCATCAGTAGTTGTTAAATCAAATTGTGCATTTTTATATCTGTTAGCCATTATTTACTCCCGGACTTGCTGTTGTAAACCATGTAAATCTTTGTTGTTCGTCTCTTAAATCTTGTTGAAATGTAGAATTTAATTTTTCAATCAATCCATCTAAATCTCTTACTAAAGAATCCGCATCATTCTGTTTATATTCTTTTCCAGGTCTTGTAAATACTACTGTTACTTTAGCCATTATCTTCTTCCATCTGGTTGTGTGTCTAATCTAAATGTACCTAACTTCCAACTTTGAGAAGCTCCTGTGTTAGCTACTTTTAAAGATATAGCTCTTGCTCTAGCACGAGTGTCTACTTTATCAGTAGAGGATGTAATGGTAAACGGACCTAAAGGTGAACTTGCTTGAGAATTATTAGGATAGTTTCTAAGTTGTAATGTAATTTGTGTATTACCTGTTTGAGATAAAAAGTCAGGTATAAATCTTCTTATCTTCATAATAAATTCACCATCTCCTTTAAATGTTGCAACACCTGTTTGTTGTCCTGTAGATGATCTTGCTTGTGTAATATCAAAATCTCCTGATTCAATGTTAGAAGTAATTGCATTAATACCATTTGCTAAAGCTTCATCAGTTCCTTTTTCGTGCTCAAAGTATATTGTGCTTCCTTCAGTATTACCAACTACATCAAAACATGCATCATCGCTTGCATTAAAAAAAGTAGCATGAGGTAAACCAAACACAGAAGAATCTGTCCATGATCCACGGGCCAAGGTTCCTGTTGTCCAAACAGGTCTTTGTGGAGATGAGTCTTGATAATTATACGTTACACATCTATTAACAACAGTAGAACTTTCTGTGCAATAGAACCAAGTAATTTCTCCAAACAAATTATTTAAACCAACATTAATTAATTGGTTAGCTGTTGTATTTAAATCATTATAAACAAAGTCTTCTACTAAACATGTCATCGTCTCTAGACTACCTGAGTATCTAAAGAAACCATTTTCTGATAACCAGTATGCAGCACCATCAACTTCTAAAGCAGCATTTTGTCCAATCAATCCGCAGTTAGTTCCAACTTGTTGAAAACCAAAAGTAAGTGGTTGACCAATAAATCTCATAGTAAACAAAGATGTATCTGTCCAAATATAAGTTGCATCTCTACCTCTAACCGCACCTACAATTTTTGATCCGTCTGCAAGTCTTTGTGTACCTGCTGTGTTAACTGCTGTTGGTTGATAAGTATTAATATCTTCTTGATCTGAAAATCTAATAAACATTTCATCTTGAGTTGTTGGATCACCAATAGTTTCTTCTGTTCCAAAAAATACTAAGTGACGATCAGGAGTAGATACTAACATGTCTCGTGATGCAGTTGGTGCACCTGCAATAATAGTTGCTCTATTTGTTACAGCGTTTGTCGCATTTGAGTCCCATTCAAATACTTGTGCATTATGAATTAATGAAATTACTTTATCTCCAAAGTTATCAATAGACCATAAACCCGGATCAACAACTAAATCACCAGATGCAGCTTCTCCCCATGCAACATAATCTGAACTATTAAGTACAGTTGCATTATCTGAATGAGTTGCAGCTGTTGTGTTTCTAACACCTCTTGTGACACCTGTTAAAGTATTTGTTGATATACCTGTATATGAAATTTCTTCTGAACCTATTTGTATAAAGTTTGTACCTGAAGTTGGAAACAAAGACGCGTCTGTTAATACAATAGTTGTGGTCACGGCATTAATACCACCATTTAAAGTTGTAGTTGCTTCACCTGTTACAGTTCCACCCCAAGAAGCTAGTCCCCAACCAAAACCAGGTAATTGTTCTGCAGGTCCTACTGGATAATAATGTTGAACTCTAATACCTCCAGATGTTGTAGCACCTGATCCAGTTTCATTAGAAGGCATTGTAATAGTCAGAGTTGTTCCTGTTGGAACAGATGTTACCATAAATTTTTTATCATCAAAATTTGATGCTGCAAAATTAGAATTAGTTATTGCTGTAAAATTATCTAAAAGAATAATATCGTTTTCTTGAATATTATGATCCGTGCTAAATGTTATTGTAACTGTTGCAGAACCATTCGTTGTACTAAATGCATTTGATAATGTTGTTGTAGTTTTGATAGGATGAATGTCATAAAATACACCACCTGTGTAAGCGTATAAAATTCTATTCGTACCTATGATTGCAAACTTATTACCAGACTTATTGACTAAATGATGTAAAGCTCTTGCAGCTCCTGTTAATTTTGATTCACCTAATTGTGACCAACCACCTATTTTTTCAGGTGTGCCATATCTAAAACGTACATTATCACCACCGACCCATTGTCCTTCGGCAGTAGTTTCTGTAACTTGTTTGTTAAACCCTGGTGCAAATCCTATTTTTTGTAACATATAAAAACCTGTTTATTATGGTTTATATTAAATTTAAAACTAGATCAAGATCTTGTTATCTAGCTGTCGTTGGTGTAGCTGAATCACCAGTTACAAATGGATTTTCCGCAAAACACATATACAAATACGTTCCACTAGCATCATTTAATGTTGCACTTGTAGTTCTTATTTTAAAACCATTAGAAAGAAAGTCTATATTATCATAAGCATCTTCAGCCCCACTACTATTTGCTTCTACTTGTTGTCTAATAACATTATCTGGATCTCTTTTGTTATCAAACATAAACCAATCTCTAGTAAGATTTGTTTGTTTTATTAGTACAAACGCGGGTTTAAATCCGCAATAAGTAAATGTACCATCCGTATTTTCGTTAGCCTTATAAGTACCAAACTTGCTAAAGCCCTGTACCTCTGAAAAGCAGTAAGCCATATAAGTAGAGCCACTTCTATTAACAACACTAGCATCACTTATACTAAAGACAGTAGATGTTGGTGTTGTGTCATTCATAAAATTGTCAATACTTTCTGCATTACTTTCATTTAAAATAGTTTTTTTAGTGTTTCCAACACTTTCATTATATACTACCCAATCGTTTTGACTTCCTGTTGATTCTTTTACAAGAATCATTTTAGGAATTACACCTAATCCATGTCCAACTGTTGCACCTGCTGTAGCATTTGCAGAATATTGAACAACAGAACAGCCACTTGTTGTATTAACTGATGTGTAAGTAGTATTTATAGAACCATCTGTATTTGATGAACCTTGACTACCCCCTGCCAACCAGTTCCACGATACATAGAGATAACTATTTTCATTAACACTTGTTGCATTTCCTACAGTAAAACCATCTGTATCAAAACTTTTTAAAGATTCAGCAACTGCAACATTTGTAGCATTACTATTAGGATTAAATTGATAAGTAGCACCCCTAACTACATCAAAAAGAACATGACCTCTAACTTGATTTCTTTCTTTAATCCAAGTAAGGTCAGGTCTAAAATCTACTCCAGTTATTGCTAAACCAGTGTTTCCATTACCCGTCCAGAGCTTAACATTAAAAAAATTCGAACTCTTATTGATTGCAGTATAAGCCATTATCCATACTCCGCTAGGTTTTTTGTGTTAAGGCTAAAGTAGCCTGATGGCACACTATATTCAAAAGAACCATAGTTATTACCATCTGAGTTGCTTGATGAAATTGCTTCAAATGG